TTCGCCCTCAACGGAACAGGACAGAGAGTCGACCCAAGAAGCAATATCATCACCGATGCCTGGATTATTGGCGTAACGACTGGCAACGAGCTCCCCAGCTTCATAGCAGAGAAGCTCTCCGGAATTATCAACTACTAAAAACGTAAGAGACAATGGCAACGATAACTAATACCCTTATCCACGGATTGACTCAGCAGATGGTCCAGTCACGACTGAACACCGCTGATGCAACCCCTTTCCTTTTCGGAAAGTACTTCCCGGTAAAGAAGGTGAACGGATTCATCTGGAAGACCCTCCAGAACCAGGCAGATAAGAAGAACGTCGCAGCAGACCTCCACGCTGACAACGCAACCATCCAGCGTAAGAGACGTCCAATTTTTGAGAGCGCGAAGGGAGACATCCCCTTCATCTCCATCAGCCGTGAGATGACACGCGCAGAGATCAAGGACTATCAGACAGCACTCGCATACGCACAGGACGAGGACGCAACAAAGCTCGTTCAGTATTGGGGCGAGGACGTAGACTTCTGCTTCAACGGCGTTCAGAGTGAGCTGGAGTACATCGCCTGGGCATTGGCATCCAATGCAGGCAAGCTGGCATTCAGCACTACCAACAACGCGACTTTCGCCAACAACTTCGACCTCGACTACGACGTGGACGCGACATTCAAGCTGAAGACAAGCGTAGACTGGAGCGACAAGAACAACGCCGACATCATCGGTGATTTGGCGAAGTTCGTCAAGCTGGCGAAGGACAACAACCTAAACCCGAAGTTTGCGTTCATCAACCTCGACGAGCTCTACAAGATTTGCTCAGCAGAGCAGATTATCAAGGCTTCCGCAAGCTACATCCAGAACGCCGTAGGTATGGCACAGACTCCGGACTTGGCAACCGTGAACCAGATGCTGGCACGCCAGGCATGGCTCAACGGATTGCAGCTCCGCGTCATCGACCAGACCATCACTCGCGAATCTGCAGATGGCAAGCAGACAAGCCGCAACCCGTTCGAGGACAGCCGACTCATCCTTTCAGAGACAGAACGCCTGGGCACAACCCAGTACGACATTCTCCAGGAGAACAGCGACCTCATCCTTCGTGCGGAGCGCAGCCACACCATCGTGAAGAAGTACGGAACCGCAGAGCCACAGTCTGAGGTAACAATCGGACAGGCAGACGCAGTGCCAGTATTCGACACAGCATACCGCAATCTTTACATCAAGACTGACGCTAAAGACTGGTAACAATCAAAGCAAGGAGCAAAGCAATGGCAGCAACAATACTCGACAACCTAAAAGGCATTAACGCATACCCGATACCGCTCCGCACTTTGTGCGAGGTGGCAGACCGGAGAAACTTATCGCTTACCGCTGAAGCCCCGCAAGAGGTTCTGCTTAGCAAGGAATATCGCCTTGCGAAAGCAGACCTCCTGCTTTGGCTTTCCTTAGCACCGAACGTCACGCAAGGAGGACAGTCGTTCTCATTTACCGACGAGCAGCGCAAGGATCTACGAAACAATGCGAAAGCCATATACGGAGAACTCGAACCAGCGGCTACCGCTGCGAACGGCGTCAAATACGGATACCAAGGAGACAGACTATGATCATCGAGAACGGTACGATAGAATTCAAGACCAAAGGAGCTGCAGGACAGATAGACGCAGAGAGCGGATACCCGACAGCGGCAGCAGAGGTCGAATGGAGCAAGCCGATACCTTGCCAGTTCACGCCCAACAACCGGAACAACCTCGGAAGGGTTAATGGAGAGCACTTCACGACAGCCAGCTATACCGTGCTGCTGGAGGAACAGCCTCTCCCCGACTCCGAGCAGATAAGGCTCAAGGACAGAAACGGCACGGAGCTCGGAGAGTTCAGCCTAATCGCACCACCGGAACCACTGGATGCGGTCTGCGAGATAAAGCTATTGGTTTAAGCGATTCTGTGGCGATTTGTGACCTTTTGACCGAAGGGTGAAACAAGTGAACATCCCGAAGGAGAAAAGGGCTGTGTCGCAAAAAGAAGACTAAATAACTTGGACATCATGCCAATCAAGCAGAACACACCGGAATCGGAAATCGATGAGTACATCAAGGTGCAATTAGAGCGGATGAACAACGCGCTGATCTACCAGATGAAGTACATCGCAGAAGAATGCCTCAATGCAGCAAGGAACACGAACTCGTACAAGGACCAGACAGGAAACCTCCGCTCTTCGCTCGGATACGTCCTGGCAGTTGACGGACAACTTCTGGAACAAGGAGAGTTTGAGGTCGTAAAGCAAGGCAAAGCCGGAGCCAAGAGCGGCATCACCTACGCGAAACAACTCATACAGGAGTTCCCCGAAGGAATCGCCCTCATCATGGTAGCCGGAATGCATTACGCAGCGTTCGTCTCCGCAAAGGGATACGACGTGTTGGACAGCTCACAGCTCCGAGCAGAGAAGCTCGTACCGAAGATTTTAAAACAACTTGGATTTACGCAATAAGACCATGGCAAAGACCGGGAAACAGATACAAGGCGACATTTACCGCTTTTTGAGAGCAAGCAGCCTCAAGGACGAAATCAGCGGCGACATCTACCGCAACGGATATCGCCCACGAGACAGCAAGTTGGAGGACATCATCGTGACTTTCACGACAGGACTCCCCGACGAGATTCAGACAGGCGTGGTGACCGTTAACATTTATGTTCCGGACATCGACCCGAACAGCAACGGACTCTGGATAGAGAACGGAAGCCGGACAGAAAAGCTGGAACGGATGGCGCAGGACTGGGTGAACAGCCTCACTGCCGCGGTATCGAATTACAAGTTCAAGCTGCAGCAGACAATCTACACCGAAGAGGAGCCGGAGATAGACCAGCACTTCGTGGTGATAAAACTTGGCTACGAATATTTCGAGGACGAGAACAGATAACAGAGTACTAACTTTTAAAACAGAACCAATATGGCAGATTTATCATGGGGTAAGTGCAAAATTGAGCACACCACCTCAACAAGCGGTGCGCCAGCAGCAGATGCCAACTGGACAGAGCTCGACACACCGAAGCAGGATACTACCAAAATGACACCTACAGCAGGTGCAGAGACCACTGCGCTGGAGGAAGGCGGCGACTTGGTAGATGCACGCACAGCGAAGAACACCTACCAGTTCGAATTTGATCTCTTCGTGAAGAAAGGCAAGGAACGCCCATTCACGGACAACGACGGAATCATCGCCGGAGAGTTCGCCCTTCGAGTAACACCGGAAGATGAGGAATGCGAAGGCATCCAAATTGACCGCTGCACAATCCGCGTCGAGGAGAGCTACTCTACCGCAGATGGTATTCTTCTCCACTACGTGGCGAAGTGCCTCAAACCGAAGGAAGGCAAGACCGTCAAGCCTTACTACAAGAAGAAGCAGGACGCAGCATAATAGCCCTCAATCACCAGTGCGAGAGAGAACGGCATGGGAGTTCGCCGGAGACGGAGGCGTGGGTTCGAAGCCCACTCTCGCACCAACTTTAAACCGGAAATAATGGAAACAAAAGAGACCATCCAACAGCAGGTCGCAGAAACCATCCTCCAGCAGGAAGAGACAATCAACATCGGCGACAAACAATACGCAATCGCGCCTCCAAGCATAGCGACGCTCGTCCTGGCTTCGGAGGTCGTTTCAAAATTACCCCACGTGAAGCTCGACGAAGAACGAATAATGGAAGGGACCTTAGCCATTGCAAAGGATTGCGCCATTTTAGGCGATTTGGCAGCGGTTCTCGTCCTTGGCGCAAAACACATCAAAGACGAAGTAACTATTCGAAAAATCGAAGAAAAAAGGCATTTGTGGGGCTTATACAAGACGAAGGAAATCACCATCACCACCATCAGCAAGAGAGAGCAGCTGGCTAAGGAGCTGATGGAAGACCTAACACCGAGAGAGATGCAGAACCTCATCGCGCAGATCATAGCCAAAATGCAGGTCGGCGATTTTTTCGGACTTACCACTTTCCTCATAGAGATAAATCTGACTCAGCCGACGAAAGTGGAAACCGAAGCGACAGCATCTGGGCAGTGATAGCCGGAACGGTCAAGGCATTCAACCTCCCGATAGAATACGTGCTCTACGACATGAGCTACGCCAACGTCATCCTTTATGGAGCCAGCCTCCCGACATACCAAAGCAAGAGGAAGAACGAGAAGACGCATGAGACCATCAAGGCGGACGATCCAAGGAACAAAAAGAGAGTATCTGATTTTATTAACTCAATCGATTAGGCAATGAATACAGACAGTGGCAGATTAAACTACGCCGTATCAATAGACAACAGCCAGCTTCAGAGCGGAGCAGCTGAGTCCAAGACCATCCTGCATACCATCGGACAGACGGCACAGAAGGAAGGAGAATCGATGGACAACGTCTTCAACAAGCTGGCAAAGACAGTAGGCGGCGTTTTTGCAATTAGCCAAATACAAGCATTCGCACAGAAGGTCGTCTCCCTCCGAGGAGAAATACAAAGCCTTGAGATATCATTCGAGACACTCGCCGGAAAGACGAAGGGCGACGCCCTCTTCAAGAGCATCCGAGAATTCGCAGTACAGACACCGATGATGGTGAAAGACCTCGCAGCCGGAGCGCAGACCATGCTGGCGTTCAACATCGAGACGGAGAAGGTGATGCCGATGCTGAAAGCCATCGGAGACATCTCCATGGGCGACGCGCAGAAGTTCAACTCGCTGACCCTTGCGTTCTCCCAAATGAGCGCGACAGGCAAGCTCATGGGACAAGACCTCCTGCAGATGATCAACGCAGGCTTCAATCCCCTCAGCGTAATCAGCGAGAAGACCGGAAAGAGCATCGGAGATTTGAAGGAGGAGATGGAGAAGGGAAAGATTACGACCCAGATGGTGACCGACGCCTTCATCGCAGCGACAAGCGAAGGCGGCAAGTTCAACGGCATGCTGGAGAAGCAGAGCAAGGGTATCAACGGAGCCATCAGTAATCTGCAGGGAGCCATCGACGACATGATGAACAGCATAGGCGAATCGACACAAGGAGCGACCGTAGCCCTCATCGATGTAGCGACCAATTTAGCCAAGAACTACGAGCAGACAGGACGTATCCTCGCCGGGCTCATAGCCACATACGGAACCTATAAAGCAGCCCTCATCGCCGTGACAGCATGCAACGGATGGGCGTCCGCTTCCGAAGCCCTCAAATACAACTGGCTCCTGCTGGTGGAGAAGGCGCAGAAGATGCTCAACGCGACAATGCTGAAGAACCCCTACGTTTTGGCAGCGACAGCCATCGCAGCAGTGGTAGCCGCACTTGTATCCATGAAGAACGAAACAGAAAGGGTAAGAGAGGCTGAGCAGAACTACAACAAGACGAAGGAAGAAGCCATAGCCAAGGAACAGCAGCACCGCCAGGAAATAAATAACATGTGCGAGGTTGCCGGAGACGAAGCCACCTCAACCAATCTGCGCAAGGAAGCCCTCGTGAAGCTCATCCAGCAATACCCGGAGGTCTTCAAAAAATACAAGACGGAGACCGAGATGCTCGAAAATATCCGCGACATCAAAAAAGAGATTGCGGAGCTGGACGGCAAGACATCCATCGCCAATAC